GTGAAACACTACAACGTTGGTTTAGAGGTACTAAGCCACATAACGAAAACGATCTTAGTTGGGATAGTGTATTGTTTACTTGGCTATTTGCTGGAGAAGGATATCACGAAACACACCATGCTTACCCAGGTGAAAGAAACTACGGTAAGAGAAATAACAAGTTTGATCTAAGTGGTGAAATTGCTGACTTACTGACTAAGCGTGTATCTTCTGCTGATACTCGTCCTTAACATTTTTACCTGCTAACTTAATAAACCACCAAGCAAGATCCCAATCCTTTGCAGTAAACTTATTCTTAGCCGCGGCAGGCTGTGTATGATGATTATTATGATTGCCGTCTCCAGGTACAAACACTGATGCTATCTTTGAGTTAAATGTTCTATCTGTACTAGGAAAGTTTGTGTAACCTATCCACTTGTAAAGATACTTGTTGTGAGCTAACACAGTGATATAACTGATAGCTTGGAACCCGTATACGATTGGTAGGAAATAAAAATATGTTGCTACCTTAGGGCTTATTAAAAACAATACTAAAAATACTCCAAGATTTAATTTAAAGTAGTTATTGTGGAACCACTTATGATCTTTATCAATGCTAAGATCTTTTACTGTTCTTGGATTAATTTGATATGTTGGAAAGTAGTAGAACCATAGTCGTATTGAACGCCAAAAGCCACCACCGTTGATATTTGGTGAATGTGGATCGCCCTCATGGTCTGAATACTTATGATGCTTTCTGTGTGTACATGCCCATGACACGTTACTACCTAAACTCAATACAGTACTGCACGATAACATTAAAATTTTATAGAATCTATTCTTAGGTTCAAATGATCTATGACTTGAATATTTGTGTAGTCCACAGCTAGCACCAACTAAAAATAGTATCCAACTATACGCAAGTCCTGCTACAAGCCAAGCCCAATCAAAGTATATGATCATGCCTGTGATTAAACCAATATAAGCAAATGCCTGTAGCATTTTTACTCTTTTGTCTAACGGAAAAGTTCTATAAAACCATTTCATGCTATAGTGTTAATCCTTTAAATGTATCTTCTGATACGTCTTGTTTAACTGCACCAATAGTATAACTACTAATTTCTGTTTCTTGTGGTGCTACCTGTACTTCACTGCCTGATATCCACTTCTGCGTCCACGGTAAAGGATTTGAACCACCTTGATATGGTGAGTCTAAACCTAGTGAAGACATACGCTTGTTAGCTATCCATTGAATGTATTGGCATAGTAATGCTTCGTTAAGACCAATCATTGAACCATCCTGAAATAAGTATTTTGCCCAGGCTTCTTCTTGCTCAACTGCTGACTTAAACATTTCTACTACCTCTGCGTTACATTCTTTTTTAATCTTAATGTAGTCTTTATCATCATTCGGTAGCATTTTTAGTAAGTGTTGTGAACTTGCTAAATGAATATTTTCATCTCTAGCAATCAGTTTAATAATCTTAGCATTGCCTTCCATTTTCTTAAGCTCAGCAAACGCCCATGAACAAGCAAAAGAAACATAAAAGCGAATACCTTCTAATACGTTTACAGAGTTTAAGCATAACCATAAACGCTTTTTAAGTTCATATGTTGTTACTTCTACTTTCTTGCCATTAACAGTATGTGTTCCTGCACCTAAGTAATCGTACATTGCTTGATACTGAATTAAGTCATCATAGTATCTTGAAATGTCATCACCACATGCACCAATTTCTTTGATGTCCATTAGTTCATCAAACACTGTTGTTGGATCTGAATAGATGTTTCTAATAATATGTGTGTATGAACGTGAGTGAATAGTTTCGTTGAACGCCCAAGTTTCAATCCAGGTTTCAATCTCTGGTATAGTAGCTAACGGCAATAAAGCTAAGTTAGGTGAACGACCTTGAACTGAATCAAGTACAATTTGTCTTTTTAAGTTGCTTGTAAAAATATGTTGCTCATATGGTGTCAAGTCTTTAAAGTCCTTGGCATCACGGACAACATCTACTTCTTCTGGTCTCCAAAAGAAACTTAGTTGTCTATCGGTTAGTTTTTCAAACTGTCGGTACTTTACAACATCATAACGTTGTATACCGTGTCCGCCTTGTGGATCCAAGAATGCTAATGCTTTCGTGTGATCTTTTTTGTTTTTATTTAATACACTCATGGCTAATTGCCCCTAACTAAATTTTACAGGACTCGCAGTCGTCTTCATCAAACTGTTCGTCATCATTGTTAACTTCTACTGTGTTTGCTACGTCACGATCCACATCAATTTCGCCTTGCCCGTCGTGTGTGTTGTTGTAGTATAACTGTTTACCGCCGTACTTATAAAACATCACAATGTGCTTGAGTAAGTCACTCATTGATACTTTATCATCTTCATAGTAGGCTGGATTGTAAGAAGTATTTACCGAAATGCCTTGATCAATATACTTCTGGAGAATGGCCATAATTTTTAGATAACCCTCCGGACTCTTTTGATCCCATAGCAGTTCGTACTTGTTTTTAAGGCGTCTAAATTCAGGGACAACTTGACGTAATGCACCGTGCTTACTTTGCTTAACACTGATATAACTACGTGGCGGTTCTACACCGTTTGTCGAGTTACTAATCTGTGCAGACGTTTCAGCAGGCATGAGTGCCATAAGTGTTGAATTACGGATACCTGTAGCTTTAAGTTGTTCACGCAAACCTTTCCAATCAACATGGTCAACTGGATCAACTAGTTCGTCAACATCTTTCTTATATGTATCAACCGGTAGTATACCATCATGATACTTAGTTTCATTTGACTTAGGACAGGCGCCATATTCTTCTGCTAGGTCTGCACTTGCTTTAATCAAATAGTATGACCAATGCTGTGCCCAACGATCTAGTTCTGGTAAACAACTTGGGTCAGAATATGTAAAGTCATTCTTTGCTAGCCAATAAGCAAGGTTAATAATACCTACGCCTAGTGGACGCCTATTTTGTGTAGCATAGGCCGCGGCCAATACAGGATAGTTTTGATAACTTAGCAAGGCGTCTAATCCTCTAACAGCAAGTTCACATGCTTTTTGCATTTCTTCTGGGTTCTTAAACACACCCCAATTAATTGCACTTAATGTGCAAAGAGCTATTTCACCATTAGGGTCATTTAAGTCATTTAATGGCTTAGTAGGTAAGTCAATTTCGCAACATAGATTTGACTGTTTAATTGGTGCCACATCTTCTTTAAAACTACCATGTGTATTAGCATGATCTACATTTTGTAAATATATTCTACCTGTGTCTTTACGCTCTTGTACAAACTGACTAAACAAATCAATTGCTTTAATTGTTTTTTTACGTAGACGTGTGTTACGTTCTGCTGTCTCATATAGTTCTTTAAACTTGTCTGGGTCAGCAAAGAAAGCATCATACATTTCTGGCACATCATGTGGTGAGAATAAAGTTATATCTCCGCCTGTTAACAGTCTTTCATACATTAGTTTGTTAAACTGTATACCGTAATCCATGTGCCTAACACGATTGTCATCAGTGCCTTTATTATTTTTAAGCACTAACAAGTCTTCTACTTCTAAATGCCAAATTGGATAATACAATGTTGCCGCACCGTTCCTGACGCCACCTTGTGAACAACTTCTTGTTGATGCTTGGAAAAGTTTAAAGAAAGGAACAACACCTGTATGATAAGCGTCACCTTTTCTAATTGGTGACTTAATAGCACGTATTCTACCTGCTCCTATACCTATGCCTGCTTTCTGTGAAACATATCTAACAATACTTGCTGATGTTGCATTAATTGAATCTAATGAATCGTCAGTCTCAATAAGCACACAACTACTAAACTGTCTTTGACTAGTTCTCACACCTGCCATTACAGGAGTAGGTAGTGAAATTTGATGTGTGGAAATTGCGTCGTAATATTCTCTCACATATTTTAATCTTGTTTCTTTAGGATAGTTACCAAACAGTACTGCCGCAATTAATATATAAGTTACTTGTGGCGATTCGTATAGTTGACCAGTAACACGATTCTGCACTAGGTACTTGCCACGGAATTGCTCCATAGCAACATATGTTAAACTTTCATCACGGTCGTGTTTAATATATCCGTTTAGCTTATCCCATTCTTGACTAGTGTACAAGTCCATCAAGTCTGGGTCGTACATGCCTAGGCCAATATTCTTTTCTATTACTTCTTTAAGATGCCAAGGTTCAAACTGACCATATACGTCTTTGCGTATGTGATAGTTAATCAAACGTCCTGCCACATATTGATAATTTGGCGTTTCTTCTGTGATAAGATCAGCGGCGGACTTAATAATTGTTTCTTGTATGTCTGCTGTTTTAATACCTTCGTAGAATTGCAAGTGGCCTTTAATTTCAACTTCACTAGCACTAACGCCTGTGATACCTTCACATGCCCACATTACTACTTTATGAAGTTTATCTATCTCTAACGGTTCTTTTTTGCCGTCTCTTTTTGTTACTAATATCTCTGCCATTTGTTATATCTTCTCTTTCAACGCCTCACAGTCAAACGTTTCTTTGATTTTAAAATTATGCTGTTCTTTACTTATCACAGAACTAATATCCCAGTTAAGAATATGTTCGTTATTAACTAATAGTATAATAACGTCACTTCCATACTCATCAGTTGCGTTAACTAGCGTAAGCTCAGCTTCTTTGTTAACTAGCATTATAGTATATGCTAAACCGAGAGCAGAAGCAAGTTCGCAGTACCCTTTTTCTGCCAAAAGTTCCCAAGGACCTAACCAATTGTCTTTATCGTACCAATGGACTACGTGATTAACCCTAGGGGCTTTGCCCCACCAGGTGCTTATAGTAGCAAGTTGTTCTTTTAGTGATTTAGTTTGGAGGTCAATACGTAACTGTCGCCACTCACGTAGTCGTGTTTCAAAGTCTGTTGACCACATCCTGCTATCTAAGATGTGTTAGTGAGTAATGGATGTATCCAGTAACGTCGTTGGTGCTAGTATATTTTAACGAAAAATTACTGCCCGACTCATCTACTGATAATATAACACCTGTCGAAGCGTTTTCGTTATAGTCATCAAAGTATGAAAGTGCATTGGATCCTTCGGCTAATGAAACTGTGAGGCGTCCAATACGTTTAGCATCACCTCGTGATATTGAATAGTCTATAGCAAAACAACAGAAGTCATTTTGTGCTCTAGTAAACACTGCTTGTGGTGTTGGTTGATTGTTAGCAATGTCACCGCGTAGTCCTGAGTCTCTGACAAAGTTACCAAAAGCTAATCCTTTAGCATTGTCAAAGTACATGCCTCTTACGTTTTGACTAACATCAACTCGGGTATGTAGTAAATCGTCTGAATCACTACGTTCAAACATATCACCAATAGATATATTGTCGTTTGATAAAATTTGTATAATTGATTCACTTGGATTACCTAAACCGTTAAATGTATTAGCAACATCTAAGAATACATTATAACCAGAAATATTTTTACTTACGTTAGCAAAGTAAATGCCTGAGTCTGCTACGTCATCAAATAAGTTCTGTGTAATACGATATCCTAATGGGCCAACATCAGTTGTAGCTTCACCTAACTGCACACCTCTAAACAATCTACTAAATCTACCGTTAGTAAATGTAAAGCCGTTTGAGTTAGCGTCTGCCTTAACACCGTATGTAGTGCCATGAAACCCACACTTATCAAAAGTAATCATTTCTGGTGTTGTTGAAGGTGTTCCTTCAACTTCGACTGCTATTGTGCCTTTTGATGCATCTGTTAAATTTGCTTTTTGCAAAGGACCATTAAAATTTATTGATTCAAAATAACATTGTTCCGCTGATTCAATTAATAGAATATGATTCTCAATAGTTGACTCAACAGTCATTGATCCCATTTCAATATACTTAGGTAATGTTGCTGAGTTTGCACCAATGTTAACACCTGTTTGTTGTAGGCTGTCTGTTGTACGCATAACAAAAGTTGGTACTGAAGAATCATCTGGAGCCATTCTGATAATCGATGACTCAACTCCTTCTCCCCAAACTTTAGCATATGGCGGAACTTTAATTGTATCGCTGGTAATGTATACACCTGCTGGAAAGTATAAGCTACGTCTAATTTCTGGATTTTTCTCTCGGCAGAATAATTCATAGAACGCATTATTAATAGCCACTGTGTCGTCTGTTTCGCCGTCACCTTTGGCACCAAAGTCTTTTACACTAGCAAACTCATCTAACTTACTACCTATCTTACGTTCAACAGCAGGATCACCTGTTTTAGCTGTGTAACCTGAGGCGTCACCTTTGTATGTGTAAGTTGTTGCTAGACTTAATACATCACTGTATTCAGTAAGGACTTCTGTATTTCCAATAACTGGAGCACCTTCTACAAGAGTGCCGTTACCAATATAAAGTCTACGGTCATCAATTGACCAACCAAGTTCGGCACCTGCAAGTTGAGGTAAGTTTTCTTGGAGTCCTTTTCTATGCTGGATTCTTGATATTTGAACTATTGCCATGCTTCTTATCCTATTTTATATGATAGTATTTATCTAGTTTGCAATATAGATGACTAACAAATAATATGTTAGGAAATGGAGCAGTTGATCCACAGTTGCTGTCCACCAATACAGCTTGTCTTTTCTTGTTAATCCTAAGTAAGTATTAACGTTGTGTTTAGTGAAGTCAACATGCCAATGCACTATGTAGTCTATTACTGTTGCTAATAAAGCTGTTTTAATATCTGTGAATAATATGAAAGCTATAAATGTTCCTATAGCATGATGCAGGTAGTGAACATGACAGCCAAAATAATTTATTTTGTTATGTGTCTTGCCCCATAGAAAATGGCTTTGTATACCAAGATCTGTTATACAGTGTTTGATTATTAATGCAAATAATATAAGTTCCATTAATCATATTTATCGATGTTTGACGTAGTATTCTTCAACACGTTGCCACCATAGGTCGCACCACATATCCCACTCAGTACCTTCTGAAATAAATTCTTGATACTGGTAATCTTTTGAACACATTAGTACTACCCCTTTACGAATGTTAGTTCCGTGGACTGCATTGTGTGCTTCTGCGTATGCACATAGTTGTAGGAAATAGTCCTCAATCCATTCACGCTTCTTGGGCTTGTTAGTTTGTTTAAAGTCCATGATAGCTGGCTCACCTTTGTGTACTCCTACTAGGTCTGTAGTGCCTGCATAAATCTTAGGATGATACAACATAACTTCTGTTCCCCAATATTCATCAACATCTTTAAGTCCTTCGTCGATGACTACTTTAGCCATGTCTAAACTTTGCTGAGCAAAAGGATTTGATACTTTATCTTTTAGTTTTTCACCAAGCACATAGTTTTCTAAGTAGGTGTGCATGCGTGTGCCTCTGTTGGCCGCTTCTGTAACTATTTCTTTTGCTTTAGCTTCTCCTACACTCTTACGCCATCGTGCTAGTCCTGCTTTCTTTTCTTCTGATTTAGTTTTGTCTAGTATTGTTGTAACACTAGGAACTGCATTACCATCAGGACATGTGTATAAACGTTGCTTTTCTGTTGTTGTGCGTTTTAGTTCTTTATATTCGTATACTTGTTTTATCATTTATTATAGCCTACTTATTTTTGGATGTATATATTCAATGCCTTTTTCTGCATCTATTTGCTTTTGTTGTGCCCATTCAATAGTTTCTTTAGATATTAAGAATTCAGGCAATGCCTTGTTAAGATATTCTAAATGTTCTATAGGAGTAGGATGTATGTCATCTCTATTTTCAAATCGGTGTATTTCTTTTATAAACAAATCTATATTGTCAAAACCATAAAACTGCTTTAGTTCCTGTAATATTTCTTCAGTTATTTGTTTATTGATAAAATCTTCATATGCAGGCCAATGAGGAGCCCAAGTTTCCTTAGAATCTTTGTAACTAACTTCAACCCAAGTCTTTGCCTTAAAGCCCTGCCGACTATACCAATCATTGTTAAAGATCGTTTCAAACACCGACGGTTTTATTTTATCTATAACATTTTGATATAAATTAATAACTTTATCTGTAGATGGTATCATAGATTTAACGTTTTTTGTTTCTTGTCCAGATATAATATTAAATTTAGATTTTATTTTTTCAATTAAGGAAGGTTCAGAATCATTAACAATGTTAAGCGGCATCATACTTAACTGATGATAATCACATTTAATATTATCTAAGACTTTATTAGCTGATGATATCAAAGCCGAGTCTCGAATTAAGTACCCATCTGGGTCAGCAAATTTATCTACCCAATCTTTAGAATAAACGTCTTGATTATATATGCTACCAGGAGTTATCCAATGGCCTTTAACCCATCTATCCTCTCTTCCAGGAGAAGTCCACATTATTATTACAGTGTCATTACTGCTGATTGATTCTCTCTGTATGGCTTCCATAAGGGAGCAAAAAATGAATAGATTACCTGCTCCAGATTCTCCCCAATTTTGATGTTCATCAAACTCTTTACCTAAAATGTCAGCCCAAGTAGGCCAACTGTATTTTGTAAAACTACAACCAAAGGTAAATAGCCTATTCTTCATACAGTAAAACTTTCTCCACAGCCACATTCACCATTGGCATTTGGGTTATTAAATTCAAAGCCTTCGTTGAGTCCTTGTTTAACCCAATCCATTTCTAATCCATTAAGATATACAAGACTTTTCTTGTCTATTATTATTTTAACATCTTTAATCTCAAACACTTCGTCATGTTCACCAATTTGGTCAACAAACTCTAATACATAAGCAAGTCCAGAACATCCTGCTGTTCTTACTCCAACACGAAGTCCTATAGTATTTTCTCTTGAAGTTATCGAATTGAACGCTCGATCGTACGCTTTATCTGTAAGTGTTATCATGACGGGCTAAACGACGAGCCACACCCACAAGTAGTACTTGCATTTGGATTTTTAATAGCAAACTGTGAACCTTGAACTGTTTCTTGCCAATCAACTTCAGCACCTTGTACATACTGTGAACTTAGTGCGTCTACTAAAATTTCTACGCCGTCTTTCTCAACAACAAAGTCGTCTTCCTGGGCGCCATTCTCTTCTAGAGTAAATCCATATTGCATGCCACTACAGCCGCCGCCCTGAATAAACATTCTTACTTTTAAGTTTGGGTCCTCTTCTTCTGCTATTATTTCTCTAATTTTCTTTACTGCTGAGTCTGTTAGTGTAATCATTTAGAATTCTTCTCTTTGTAATCAATTATTGCTGATTTGATAGCGTCCTCTGCTAGCACAGAGCAATGTATCTTAACTGGTGGTAGTGCTAGTTCTTCAACAATTTCCATATTCTGGATTGCTTGTGCTTGTTCGATAGTTTTTCCTTTGAGCATTTCTGTAACAAGGCTTGAACTCGCAATCGCTGAACCACAGCCGTAAGTTTTGAACTTAGCATCTGTTATTACTCCTTCTTGTACTTGTATTTGTAGTTTCATAACGTCACCACATGCAGGTGCACCAACCATACCCGTGCCTACATCTTTACTTTCTTTATCTAAGCTACCCACATTACGTGGATTCTCATAATGATCTAAAACTTTATCCGAATATGCCATATATATATTTTTCCTTAATACATTGTATTATTGTATACTATTTATTGCCTGAATGTCAAGTGGTAAAAAAGCCCTACCAAATGATAGGGCTTAGTGGAGTAGCAACGATTGATGTTGAGGTTACCTTTTCATCGCTCGTTTTGCCATGGAGTCAACCGTTTTACGTGCTTTATCTACACTCATAGTAGCATTGCCTGCTGATGTTAAATCAAAACTAACATGCTGTGGCGTCACGTCTGCAATCATATTCTTTAACGGAACTCTCTGTGCCATGCTTTGAAGCTGGCTCAGTGAAATATTAATACCTAAATTCTTTGCCATTTTAAGAAAAGTCTCTGTACCAACTTTTCCTTTAGTGCCTAATTCTTCTGAACGGCTGATAAGATACTGAACCAAGGCAGTTAGCTCATGCTCTGAACCATATACCTCAAACAGTTTCATTATCTTCTTTCTCTGCCTAGATCTGTATCTAGATCCGGCTCGTCTGTTATTTCTTCTTCTGAATCTGGAGTTACAGGCGTATCTATGTCAGCATCTAAGTCTGCTGAATCATCAGCAGTAAACTCATCTGGGCTAATAGTTTCTTCGCCAGTGATTGGTGCCATTGCACCTTCTAAATCTGTTTTTGCTTGTTCTAGTGCTGTAACTAATGTTGAAATTGCTGTATTAGTTGCATCATAGTATGCTTGTGTTTGATTAATACCAAACTCTTGCTTCATCATCTGTGCGAGGTTAGGTAAATCTTTATATTGCATTTCTGCAACGTCTTCATACATTTTTTGGATTCTATCAACTACGTCTTGTGCCGCTAATGTTACTTGTGCTTCTTCAACATCTGCTTCATTAATTTGTTTAGCTTCGTAAGTTTTCTTTTTCTTACCAGCCATTAACTTAGAACCGCATGCTTCTTCCATGTCGTCCTCATCAGAGTCTGCAATATCTGCTGGAGCCATTGCTCCTGGAGCAATATGTCTTTGTTCTCCGGTGCCGCCTGCGTATGGATTCCTAGTATCAGCTGTGCCTTCTTGAACATATGCTTCTAATGCTTCTTTCATCATTAGTGCTTGTAAGTAAGCAGGATTATTCTGCGAAGTATGTCTGTTAATACTTGACTGCACTTCACTAACTAGAGCTGTTGTCTTAGTTAATAATGCCTGTGCTTGTTCTAATGAAAGGCCTGTAACATCAACCTTGCGATTGAAGTGACTTTCCATTAGTTTGCCAACCTGTTTTATTTTATTTTTTGCTAGTTCTTGCAGTTTCATGTTTGAATCCCTTTTGTTGATAGTATTTAGCCAATTCAATTGTGCCTTTTAACTTAATTTTAACTTGCCCTCTTTGAGCAACATCTTGAGTTAATCGCATTGCCATTAGCTCTTTTCTATCTTCGTCCTTAGTTGTCTTTATTATATGACTTTGTCTGTTAATATCAACGTCAAGACGTTGTATTCTCTTATCACCCCACATCAATTCAAATGCTTCTTCTATCCTACCTCGATTCTCTAGTATGCAATATGCTAGAGCATTGCGACTATTCGTAAACTCATGTACTAATATGTCATTACGAAATAAAGTAAAATATCCATCGCTTGTAGGAGAAATTTTGTAACGGTCGAATACGACAAAATCGTCATTGATTTTGACGATTATATTTGATGAAAGACTTTGTAAACTTTGTAAGGTTAGGTTACGTAACTTGTTATAACTTTTGTCTAAGGTAGTCATTCAGACTTACCAAACAAATTTAGTTAATAACCAACCAATGACACCTATCAACATTGTTACTGCGGTGCCTGCCCAAGTAATCAGCTGTGTGGAACGTCGACGATCAAGATGTACAATCATATCTTTGATTTCGCCAATTGAACCCTCTAAAGAGTTAACTTTTTCCTCAACTGTGTCTAATTTAGATTCCAACGCATCATACCTCTCAGCACATAACTCGACGTGGGCTTCTAAATTCTCTTTCTCAATATTCGTGGTACTCAACGTTTTTTCTCCAAAAGGATATTAAAACATTAAATGTCTGCTGAGCCTATGAGTAGCCTATATGTGCCTAAGTTATGTATCTTTAAATGCTTTGTAACTAGCAAGCTAGTTGTCTTATTATTATTTATCACAGTTGGCTAAATTACTCGAAAATACGTATTAGCGTGATCGCCTAAGGTGTTGATTGTATTATTAATTTTAGCTGTTTCAGTGAGATTATCAATGATGGGGATGTTATTAAAGTCTGAAATTAAACTGCCAATCGGCGAATCAGCGTTAGAATACGCATCCAATTGCTCACTATAAAAGTTAAACATCCATATTGTATAGGGAAATAAACTAGGCATATAATAGTTGCCAAATGTATGATCATCTATATGCACATCTTGTAATTGCACTGGTACACGTTCTATTGTTGGTTGTGATCGTAAAGATATTAATTGCTGAAATGTTTCGTAGTTGCGTTGTTGATTGCGTAGTATGACCTCTGCAGGTGTCTTGGGTCTGCGAGTAAATCCAGTAGCAGTGATATCTATTAACGTGTAACAACGAATCATTGTTTTAGAAGCTCCACTATAACTCTGAGCTTATCTATAGATTCTTTAACCATTGGATGTTTACTTAATTCTGTCCAATCCTGTTTGTACATCCAGTTTCTATAGTCTTTAAACTCTTCATCTACCTGTTCAACTAGTTCACGCTTGTGGTGTGGGTCATTGGCTTTACGTCTATATAACGTTGCACCATTATCAGGTGATTCGTATATCCAAGGTCCCTCAGTCTCAAACAATTCTTGTTGTTTCATATAGATATTTAACCCAATAAAAAACCCCACTTAAAAAAGTAGGGCTCTTTAATTTAGTACTATACTAATTCGATTTAGTTATCGAATGTAGCAACTAGTGCAATACCTGAAACTGCTTCAGCACCACCTGGTCCACCTTGAACCATAATATGGTTGCCGTCTGCAACGCCTTCAACTGCCGCAACTGTACCGAAGTAAGTTGTAGTGATTGAATCACATGCGTCTGATACTGTAATTGTACCTGTAGTGATTGCATAGATGTAAGTTTTTGGACCTACGCCTTGTGATTGTGAAACTGTTCCTTTACCTGCTAAAACTGCCATAATAATTTCTCCTTAGTTTGTGGGACATTGTTTCTTCCCTACACTTATTTAGTCCAATTTGGAACTATTTTAAGCACAGTTTATTTAATATACAAAGAATTTATCAGCCTGTCCAGCAACAATTTGACACTGTGATGGCACTGCCCAAGTCTCTGTAATGCCTTTTTGGATCATATCATTATTCACCATTGTCGTAGACATTACTGCAAAGACCGTACATGCAGTTTCGTTAGTAAAGTTGTCAATCATAGTTACAGGTTCTGGGTCACATTGTGGTTGCCCGTTTATCATAGCACAGGCAAATATTACGTATGCCCAATTAGCCATTAAGAATTTGTTGGAGTAACGTTGGTTGAACTCTGTAGTATCATGTAAAGATCAGAGTTTATAGGACGTCTAACTGTTTGTAATATACGATTGATCGCTTGTTTACGATCCATTTTTGAAATACGCTTATGCCAATCTTGTACTAATCTGCGTAACCACATTTGATCAGATGTTAATCCTTTGATACGTCTTTGTAAAAGCATCAACAGTTGATTAAAATCCGCTTCGTCTATTGTACCATCTGCTAGATCTCTAAGAATACGCTTTACTCTTAGTTCTGGAATTTGGACGTCCCAATCATTGAATAGTTTATCTGCATACTGTCTTTGTTGTATCACTAGAGTTAGAAAGTTGTATAGATCAGGCATTGATTGTCTAAACCCACTAAAGTTTTGTTGCTTAATTGTTTCTTTAGCGTACTTAACAGCTTTAGGTTTGTTGATGTAGTATAGCACTCTTAACATCATTAAATGATCAAATACCAATGCGGATAATGTTGCCACATCTGCACCCTTGACTTGATTAAGTCTACGATACATTCTTGATTCGATAATGTCTTTAATAAATTCCATTACACATTCTTTGCAAAGTTTGATTTTGAAAAACGTAGTCTATCAACATATTTAAGTCCACCAGCCACATAACCTTCATGGCCGCTTTCACCGTCTATTGATGCTGTTATGCCGCTACCTTGTTGATCTAACGATCTAACTATCTGTGTTTTAATAACAGCAATAGCTTTAAATATTTTAAATATCAAGTCAACAACCTTCATATTGTTGTTAACATATTGTTCTAGTCGTTGTGCCTTAGGAGCACTTACTTTAGTTGTTGCCCAGGCTAAAAAGTTCTCAGCCATGTTATCAAAGTTGCCTTCTCTAACTTTAAAGTTAGCATACTGTTTCATTAACGCCGGCAAGTTTGCCATTTGTATCTCACGCAAGTTGCTAGGTGAAAAGAAAGCATCGATAGCACCTT